GCAGTCGATTTTGGTGTAGAACCATTTAGATTTATACATTGGAACATTCAAGCTGTACCGAAAGAGATGGCTAAGGATGTCGTTTAAGAAAAACAAATATACAATTATTAGAAAAGCAATAGATAAAAATTTAGCCACATTTGTTGCAAATTATTTTAGTATGAAAAAACAAGTATTTGATACTTGTCGTCAAGCAAGATACATTTCTCCATATGAAACTTTACTCGGTTATTATGAAGGACAAGATGAACAAATCCCAAATACTTATTCTTCATATTCAGATATAGCAATGGAAACATTATTATTAAAGTGTCAACCAGTTATGGAAAAAGCAACAGGATTAAAATTATATCCTGCATATACTTATGCAAGAATTTATAAAAAAGGTGATGAACTTAAAAGACACAAAGATCGATTTAGCTGTGAGATATCGACTACTATGAATTTAGGCGGTGATGATTGGCCAATCTATTTAGAACCATCAGGTAAAGAAGGAATGAAAGGTGTTAAAGTAGATTTAAAACAAGGAGATATGCTTGTTTACTCTGGATGTCAATTAGAGCATTGGCGAGAAAAATTTAAAGGAAAAGAATGTATTCAAGTATTTTTACATTACAATAATAGTAAGACACCTGGTGCTAAGGACAACATGTTTGATAAAAGACCTCATTTGGGTCTTCCTTCATGGTTTAAACGATGATATAATTTTATGATGGAGGCAGTGGCACCACCAATCACCCCACTGCTTCCTTTATAACATTATAGGAGTTTACCTTGGCATTAGGGATAACAGCAATATCACAATCACCGATATCTTCATTAGGCGGTCAAGACGCTGTTGTTGCTCTTTCCGGTGTACAATTAACTACTAACATAGGGAATGTAACTATCGCTGCTGGTGCAAGTGTTACTTTAACTGGAATTCAATTAAATACTAATATAGGTAATTCTACTGTAACTGGAGACGCAAATGTAACGGTTGGTTCTGTAACAGCTCAATTAAATATTGGAGATGTTGATATTCCAACAAATGCAGATGTCACAGGAATTCAATTAAACACATCTATAGAAAGTGTAACTGTAACAGGAGATGCTAATGTAGACGTTACAGGTTCACAACTAACATGGACTTTGGGTCAAGTACAAACTGATCCAGATGTCATTTTATCAGGAACTGTTATAAATACATTTATTAATGGTGTAACTGTTCAAGCTGATGCTAATGTAGATGTAGTTGGATCTGAATTACAAACTAATATAGGAAATTCTACTGTAACTGCAGGAGCAAATGTAGATGTCACAGGCTCTCAATTACAAACTAATATTGGTTTAGTAAGTATTGCTATTGGACAAATTGTTAATGTTACAGGTTCACAATTAGACTTTGCTCTTGGAGATACTACAATTACTGGAGATGCTAATGTAGATGTTACTGGATCTCAACTAACTCTAGGATTAGGAGATGCGACTGCCTTTACTAGTGTAGATGTACAAGTCACAGGGTCACAATTATTACCATATATCAATTCTGTTACCATAGATTTAAATACTGTTGTTGATGTAACAGGAATTCAATTAACTGCTAGTATAAATTCACCTCTTATTACTGCATGGTCAAACGTAGATCCGGATGTGAATAATACATGGACTGAAGTAGATAAAGGAGTTTCTAACACTTGGGTAGAAGTTGATCTAGCAGCTTAAAGAGTATATAATACACAATTATGGCATCAACATATTCATCAGACCTTAAACTGGAACTTATGGCAACCGGAGAAAATGCCGGTACATGGGGCACAAAAACTAATACTAACTTAGAATTAGTACAACAAGCAATAGCAGGTTATCAAGCTATTGATGTTGCATCAGCAGACGTAGCATTAGTTATGTCTAATGCATCGATTTCAAATGCAAGAAACATGGTTCTTAATTTCACAGGTACTTTAGCAGCAAACAGAACTGTAACAATACCTGACTCAATAGAAAAATTTTACATTTTAAAAGATGGTACAACACATGGAGCTTACTCTTTAACTTTTAAAACTGTTTCTGGAACAGGTTTTACATTAGATGAAGGTAAAATTCATGCTGCATATTCAGATGGAACTAATATTACTGAAGTAGCTCTTAATACTTTAGGTGGAACAATTGGCACAGCACAAATAGATGATAGTGCAATAAGTACAGCAAAACTTGCAGATGGTAGTATTACTTCAGCAAAAATTACTGCGAACGCAATTACTACTTCACTTATATCAAACAATCAAATTAGCACTGCAAAAATAATTGATGATGCAGTAACAGCTGCAAAACTTCAAAGAAAATTTACAATAAGCACAGCTTCTCCAACCGGTGGTAACGATGGAGATATTTGGTTTAAATATTCATAGGAGTTTAAATGGCTAATACCTATGGTAAAGTATCAGGAACTTTTCAAGAAGCAGATCAAGTATATGGAAAAGTATCAGGTACTTGGGAAGAAGTTGATGAAATTTACGCAAAAGATTCTGGAACATGGGAATTAGTATTTAGTGCTTTTGAAGCAACTTCTTATGTAACCTTATCTTCAGGCTCAGGAACTTTTGCAGTACCGGATCAAGCTAATGCAATTCATATTCAAGCTGCGGTTGGTGGTGGAGGTGGAGCTGCAGGGGGTGCTGACTACGATAAAGCAGGGGGAGAATCTGCTGGAGCAGGCGGTGGATCTGGAGCTTATATATCCGATAAAGTATTTACTGTTGTTGAAGGCGAAACAATATCTTATTCAATCGGTTCTGGTGGAGCAGCAGGAAATCAAACAGCAAATTTTAAACAACCACGTATTGCATCTGCAGGAACTAATACAACTTTATCAGGTTCTACAACAGGATCTTTATTTACTTTAGGAGCTGGTGGTGGTTCATCAGGTACAGGTGGAGGAGTTCAAGGACCTTTAAGAACTAACACTGCAGGTACAGCAGGATCAGCAACCATATCAGGTACAGCAGTAACATCAGGTAATTTTAGAGATAGTGATGGAACAACAAAATCGGTTACTACATTAACAGGTGGACCTGTAGGCACATTTAACCAATCAGGTAATGGTGCGACAGGAGGAATATCAGGATCTAATAACTGTGGTGGGGATAACTGTCAAATTGGTGGATCTAATGGTGGTGCTTCTTATGCAGGAAATATATCAGGTGGAGCAGGTTCTCCTATAGGTGGTGGAGCTGGGGCTGCTGGAACTAGAGGATCTGGTGGGGGCGGTGGTGGTGCTCAATATAGTGGAGGTTCTACTGATGGGGGTGTTGGTGGTAATGGTGAGATTAAATATAGATTTTTAAAAGTAAATTAGTATAGTGCCTTTATGGCAAACATTACTAAATGGTTTGGTTATCCAATTTATATTACTGCGATAAAAAATTTTGAAGAAATAAACAAAGAAATAATACCAATTATATCTGAAAGCATTACTCCAACTAATTCTCAATATTCACGAACAACGGATATAAAGCCTAAAGAACTTCAATCTATAGACGACAATTTACATTTAGATAAAAGATTTAATAAATTATTTAATGAAATAGAATTAGGTATTAAAGGTGCATTATTAATGCAAAACTATGATATGAATTTGTTTGAGGCTTATATTACAAAGTCTTGGGCAACCTACTCTGTTAAAGATCAGTTTATATCTTATCATAGACATATGAGTAGTCATTATTCTTTTGTCTATTATCCTTATGCAGAGGAACAAGGTAATTTGTTTTTTTTAGATGATGAGGCACATAAAGTAGGTTTAAATATACCAAGAAGAGATCCTTATTTTAGTAAATGGGATAATACTAATTTTGCTAAAGCAGAATACCCTGCAGCTACAGGTAACTTGGTTATATTTCCATCAATGATATTCCATGAAACAGGAAAAAATTTAAAAAAAGAACCACGTATATCTATATCAGGAGATATTATGATTACTATGAAACCTGGTGTTAAATCTGAACATAACATTCCTTCTCCGTCTACTTGGAAGAAGCTCTAAAATGTTGTAAAATGGCTTATGCCTTTAACAAACGTAACTATTCGACCAGGAATGAATAAAGCAGATACTCCATCAGGAGCTGAAGGACAATGGATTGATGGTGACTTTATTAGATTTAGATATGGACAACCTGAAAAGATTGGTGGATTTACAGCTATAGGTCAAAAAACTATTGCCGGACCAACAAGAGCACAACATACTTGGAATGATTTAGAGGGTAGAAAGTATGCAGCGTTAGGTACATCTAAAGCATTATATATTTATTATGAAGATGCTTTTTATGATGTAACACCTTTACAAACTGCTATTACAGGAGCAACCTTTACATCAACAAATGGTTCATCAACTGTTACAGTTAACAAAACAACTCATGCTTTAGATGTTGGAGAATATGTTACATTCACTTCGGTAACTGTGCCTGGAGCAACAACAACATTAAACGGTGCCATAACAGATAGTGATACAACTATTACACTTACAGATGCCTCTTCTTTTTCATCATCAGGTTCTGTTAGAATTGGTGATGAAATAATTACTTATTCTGGAAAGTCCGTAAATGATTTAACAGGATGTACAAGAGGAACTAATGGTACAACTGCGGTTGCTCATGCTGATACGACAGCAGTAAGAGAATCTACAGTTACTAGATATAACACAACAGATTTTACAAGTTTAACTTTTGAAATACTAACAGTAGCTGCAAATTCATTTACAATTTCAATGGCAATTTCAGAGACTGGAACTGGTATGTCTAGTGCTGGAGGTGCATCTATAAATCCTTACGAAGAAATAGGACCGACAATACAAACTTATGGATATGGTTGGGGTACAGGAACTTGGAGTCGATTAACTTGGGGAAGTGGTACAACTTCATCAACTGTAATTTTAGATCCAGGTTCTTGGTCATTAGATAATTTTGGAGAACAATTAATAGCAACTATAAAAGATGGTAAAACATTTGTTTGGGATCCAGGTTTATCTAATCCATTAGAACAAAGAGCTGTAATTATGTCAGGTGCACCTACTGCAACTAGATTAACTATTGTATCAGACAGAGATAGACACGTTGTACACCTTGGAACTGAAACAACAATAGGAGATACAACTACACAAGATCCAATGTTTATTAGATTTAGTGATCAAGAAAATTATAATGTGTATCAACCTACTTCTGTAAATACCGCAGGAACATTTAGACTGGACACCGGTAATAAAATTGTAGCAGCTGTTTCTGGTAAAGATTATAATTTAATTTTAACTGATACCGCTGCTTATACTATGCAGTTTGTTGGTCCACCTTTTACTTTTTCAATAAGACAAGTTGGTTCTAATTGTGGATGTATTGGACAACATGGTGTTGTATATGCGGATGGTAAAGTATTTTGGATGGGCTCAGGTGGAGGTTTTTTTGTATTTGATGGTACAGTTAAATTATTACCATCTTTGGTAGAGGACTTTGTTTTTACTACATCAGGAAACAATATTGGAATTAATTATGCATCAAATGAAATTATTTATGCATCTCATAATTCTTTATTTAATGAAATAATTTGGTTTTATCCAGCAGGGACACCCGCTGGAAATCCATCAACTCAGAATAATAGATCTGTTGTTTATAATTACGTTGAGAATACTTGGGCAACAATGAGTTTATCTAGAAGTTCTTTTGCAGATGCTTCTACCTATGATGTTCCTTATGCTACTGAATATAATATAAGTGGAATACCCTCTATAGATAATTTAAGCGGTGCTACTAATACTTTTGGAGCATCAACTTATTTTGCTCATGAAGTTGGAACTAATAAAATAGCATTAGATGGAAGTGAAACTGCTGTAGCAGCTTATATTCTATCAGGAGATTTTGACTTACCTACAGATGGTGATGGTCAATATTTACTTAGACTTAGTAGATTCTTACCTGATTTTAAAAATTTACAAGGTAATGCAATTGTTACAATTTTTCTAAAAGACTATCCAGTAGACACTGCAAGTTCTTCACAATTAGGTCCTTTTACTATAAACTCTAGTACACAAAAAATAGACACAAGAGCTAGAGGTAGATTAGCTAGTTTAAAAATTGAAAATAATGCATTGAATGAAACATGGAGATTTGGAACTTTTAGAGCTGATGTTAACCCTGATGGAAGAAGATAATGGATGAAATATTTTTAAGAGATTATGCTAATAATGTAGCTATGGCACAAAACCCTACAGGAATAGCTGCAATACAAGCTCAACCAGGATTTGAAGGTTACGTACCATCTTTTTCTGTTGTAGACCAACCTATGGTAAATCAAGATTTAAATTTAACAGATACAGGTGGTATCAATTTACCTCCAATAGGAGATATAGCTAAAAATGTATTAGTAGATAGAGCTAAAAGTTATGCATTAAAGAAAATAGGGTTAGATGGTTTAAAAGGAAATATATTAAAAGGTATAGTAAATCCTTATGTTGGTTTAGCAGCTTTGAATCCTTTTGATATGAATATACCAAATCCAATAAACGCATTACAAGATTTAAACACTAAAGCAAGATCTACATTAATAGGAAGATCTGCAACTATGTCAGATTATTTAGCTGCTAAAAGAGCTCAGAAAGCTGCTGAAAGAGATTACAGAAGAGACACTCAAGGAGAAATAAATACAGTTCCAGTTAACATTTTAAATATGCAACCTACCGCAGAAGATATTAATAGAGGTGGAGGAGGTGAAAATAGATCTTATTCTAGCCCCGCAAAAACAAGTCAAGGAGTTACATCTAAACAACATTCAGCTTTTAGGAATTAATTATGGCTAAGATAAACGTATACGTACCTGAACCACCACAAGAATATACAGCAGAAGGATTCAGGCAAATTAACCAAGCATTAGAAACAGTTGAAAATCAATTAAATACTTCTTATCAAGAAGATTTAAAACAAGAGATAGAAAGATTTGCATGGTTTAATATGAGGTTTTGTTAATGTCTGGATGTAATAATGTAAATCCAATAACAGGTGGAAGTACAGTTGATGACATTCCATTTTATTTAGCAGTTCAACAGGGTAAAGTTCCTGGTTATTCTATGATTAATAAATTTGGATATAATTCTAGTATTGGTTCAGGTTCTTTTGAAACTATTTGGGAAACAGGAAACAACTATCCTTGGCAAACGGCTCAAGCTACTCTTGATGTAGTCAGTGATAATGCTAATGATGATGTAGTAGGAACAGCTGCAAGAACTTTAAGAATACAAGGACTTGATTCTTCTTATGCTCTTGTAGAAGAAACTGTTGACTTGGATGGTACAAACACAGTTACTACAACACAACAATTTTTACGAGTTTTTAGAATGTCTGTAGAAACAGCAGGATCTTTTGGAAATAACGAAGGTACAATTACAGTTACTTATACAGGTGGAGTTGATGTTGCTGCAACTATATCTCCAGGTAATGGTCAAACTTTAATGTGTTTATATACCATACCTGCAGGTTACACTGGTTATTTACTATCAATAAATGTATCCTCTGGTAAAGATCAAGAAATGAAATTTAAATTTATACAACGAGATAATAATGTTACTAATGCAGCGTTTCAAACAAAACAATTTT